GCCACCGCGCCAACCTGCCGGAAAAGCTCGGCGGCTGGTCGAAATTCTATCCGAACGCCGTCTCGAGCCCGATCCGCGACCTGCACGCCTGGGAAGGCATCAACAACGACACGCATTTGTCGGTGGTGGCGGAATCTTCGCTCCTGGTGATCAGCTCGGGCGTGGCGCAGGACATCACGCCGCGGCAGGTCTCCACCGATCCGACGGTGGATTTTTCGACGATCAACGCCTCGAACGTCGTCACCATCATCGATGCCGGCATCACGCCGACCACCTATGACACGCTGTTCCTGTCGACCCCGGTGGCAATCGGCGGCCTGGTCCTGTCGGGCTCTTATGCCATCGCCACAGTCACCGGCGCGCACAGCTACACCATTCTGGCCGCCGCCAATGCCAATGCCACGGTGAACCATGGCGGCGCAGTGCCGCAGTTCACCACGGTATCAGGTTCGGCCACCGTCACCGTTACCCTGGCGGCGCACGGCTATATCGTGGGAGAATCCTTCAACGTCGCGGTCTCGACCACGGTCGGCGGCGTCACCATCGCCGGCAACTACGTCATTCAGACGGTGCCGACGGCCAACACTTTTACCATCAACGTCTCGGCCGCGGCGACCTCCTCGACCTCCGGTTTCGAGAACGGCGGCAACGCCCATTTCATCTACTTCACCGCGCTCGGGCCGCCGCCGGAAAGCGCCGGCTACGGTGTCGGCGGCTATGGCCTGGGCGGCTATGGCACGGGCCAGTCGCAAACCGGCACGCCGGGCACGCCGATCACCGCCACCGATTGGACGACGGACAATTGGGGCGAAATCCTGCTCGCCTGCCCGCAAGGGGGCGCGGTCTATTCCTGGTCGCCGGATTCGGGCTTCACCACCGGCGTGCAGGTCTTCGGCACGCCGATCATCAACGGCGGCATCTTTATCGCCATGCCGGCGCAGATCCTGGTGTGCTGGGGTTCGTCCACCGGCGGCGTGCAGGACCCGCTGCTCATCCGCTGGTCGGATGCCGGCGACTTCACCGACTTCGTGCCGCTCTCGACCAATCAGGCCGGCTCGTTCCGGGTGCCGACGGGCTCAAAAATCGTCGGCGGCCTGCAGGCGCCGCAGCAAGCCCTGATCTGGACCGATGTCGATATCTGGGCCATGCAATATATCGAGCCGCCGCTGGTCTTCGGCTTCAACAAGATCGCCACCGGCTGCGGCGCCCTGTCCTCGCACGCGATGGCAGCGCTCGGCTCGGCCGTCTACTGGATGGGCCTCGACCAGTTCTATGTGCTGACCGGCAACGGCGTGGCGGGGCTGCCCTGCGATGTCTGGGATGTGGTCTTTCAAAACCTCGACACCGACAACCTGCACAAGATCCGCGCCGCGCCCTCGTCCGGCTTTGACGAAATGGCCTGGTACTATCCGAGCCTGTCTGGCACCGGCGAGATCGACAGCTACGTCAAGGTCAATATCGGCGGCTCCTCGCTGCAGTGGGACTATGGCAGCCTGGCGCGCTCGGCCTGGATCGATCAATCGGTGCTGGGCCAGCCGATCGGCGCCTCGCCGCAAGGGCTGATCTACCAGCACGAGATTTCGCCGGATGCCGACGGCACGGCGATGAATCCCTCGTTCCAGACCGGCTATTTCGTGCTGTCGGAAGCGGAAGACTATTCGTTCGTCGACCTGATCGTGCCGGATTTCAAATATGGCTACGCCGGCGGCGCGCAGACCGCCGTGCTGCTGGTGACGATCTATGCGGTGGATTTTCCGGGCGACACGCCGAGGAGCTACGGCCCGTTCACGCTGAGCGTGGCGCAGCGATTCGTCTCCGGTGTGCGGGTGCGCGGGCGCCAGATCGCCTTCAAGTTCGAAAGCCAGGATCTGGGGACGTGGTGGCGCTACGGCGACGTGCGCTTTCGCTTCGCCCCGATGGGAAGGCGCTGATGGCCGACAACAATTCCAATGCCAACCTGATCACCACGCTGCTCAACGGCGTGCGCTATCTCGGCCAGATCGCCACGACGCTCTCGACCACTTTTCCCCAGACCGGGGGAACCTCAAGCAGCGCCACCGCCGGCGCCGCGACACTGCCGGCCAATCCGGTCGGATTCATCACCGTGACGCTGCCCGACGGCACCGCCGCCAAGATCCCGTATTATGCCTGATCCGCTGACCGCCCAATATCGCGAGCACGCGATCGCCACCGCCATGCGCTCGGGCATGCGCAAGCCGCATGTCGGGCCGCTACTCTCGGCCGTGGCCGGGCGCACCGACCATCTGCCGATCGACGTCATGGCCGGCTCCTATGTGCTGCCGGCCGACGTGGTCTCGGGCCTGGGCGAGGGCAACACCATTTCCGGCATGCAGGTGATCCACCACATGTTCGGCTCCAACCAAACGCCCTATGGCGGGCGCATGCAGTTCGCCAAGGGCGGCGCCGCCGAGCAGCCGGGCGAGAACGTGCCGATCGTCGCGGCGGGCGGGGAAGTGGTGCTCTCGCCCGATCAGGTGCGCCAGATCGGCGGCGGGGATCTCGACCGCGGTCACGCCATTCTCGACGCCTTCGTCAAGCACACGCGGCGCAAGACCATCAAGACGCTGAAGAAACTCCCGGGACCGGCCAAGAAATGAGCGAATACGCCGTTCGTGTCGCCACGCCTCAGGATCGGGCGAGCGTGGTCGACCTCATCCATCTGCTGCACGACGAAAACGGCCTGTTTTCGCTCTCCGACCGCAAGGTCGAACAGCAGCTCGATCGCTATTACAAGGGCGGCACCGCCATTCTCGGCGTCATCGGCCCGATCGGCGCGGTGGAGGGCTCGATCTTCCTCTCGATCGAAGAGCCCTATTATTCGGAAGACCTGCAGCTGACCGAACTGTGGAACATGGTGCACCCGGCACATCGCACCAAGGATCATGTCGGCAAGCTGTTGGACTTTGCCAAGCGCTGCTCGGACGAAACCCAGCTGACGCTGATGATCGGCATCATCTCCAACAAGCGCACGGCGGCAAAGCTGCGCATTTACGGCAAGAAATTGGAACCGGCCGGCGGATTCTTCGTGTGGAATCCGCAGTTCGCCGGCGGCCATTGGCTGAGCGCCGCGGAATAGGGCCATGGGCGGAAAATCCACCTCCTCGACCACCACGACACAGCTGCCGCCGGAGCTGCGGCAGGCCTATAAGGATCTGGTCGGCCAGGCGCAGGGTATTTACAACAATACCTCGTACACGCCCTATTCCGGCGGCTCGTCCAACTCGCTGATCGATGCGGCCAATTCGACGCTGACCAATTCGGCGACGGCCGGCGACCCCTATTTCGGCGCCGCCACCGGTGCGCTCTCCAACGCCCTGAATCCGGCTTACAACTCCGTCGGCAATTACATGAACCCCTACACGTCGGGGGTCGTGAATGCGACGATGGCGAACATGAACGAACAGAACCAGCAGCAGCAGCAGCAGGTTCTGGGCAACGCCATTGCCAAGGGCGCCATGGGCGGGGACCGTGTCGGCGTGGCGCAGTCGGAACTGGCGCGCCAACAGAACCTGGCCAATCAGCAGACGATTTCCGGCCTGTGGAACCAGAATTATTCGCAGGCCCTGCAGGCGGCGCAGGGCCAGCAGGCACTCGGCCTGCAGGCGGCCAACACCTATTCGGGCCTGGGCACCGCGGCCTCGACGGCGGCCGTGCAGTCGGGTCTGGCGGCGCTGCAGGGCGGCGAGAACCAGTACAACCGCGACTATGCGCAGTATCAGGCCGAGCAATCCTACCCCTTCCAGAAGGCGAGCTGGCTCGGTTCGATCGTCGAGGGCCTGGGCTCCTCGGCCGGCGGCAGTTCAACGACAACCTCGCAAGGGGGCAATGGTCTCTCCAGTATTTTTGGCGGCGCGTTGGGGCTTGGGGCACTCCTCCTTCGCTCCGATGAACGCTCCAAGGAGGATATCGAACCGATCGGCAAGGCCTTTGATGGCCAGACCCTCTATCGCTTTCGCTACAAGGGCGAGCCGCAAACCCATGTCGGTTTCCTGGCGCAGGAAGTCGAGCAGCGCCATCCCGAGGCGGTCGGTGAATCCGGCGGCGTGAAGGGCGTGGATTATCGCGCCGCCACCGAGGATGCCGCCGATCGCGGCAAGTTCGCGCCCGGAGGGGTCGTCCCTTATGGGGGCACACCCGGCACTACGCCGGCGACCGGCGCCGATGCCAGCTATATCCCGGCCCCGTCACCGGTGGGCGGCGGCAGCGCCCTGCCCAAGGGCGGCAGTAGCGGCGCGAGCCAGCAGCAAGATCCGCTGCAGGGCGTGATGAGTGGCGTCAAGGGCGTCAACGACATGGCCAAGACCGGCCGGGAACTGGGCCTGCCGCAAAAGATCGCCTCGCTGACCGGCGCCGATGCCAGCGCCACCTTGCCGCAGGAAGCGACCATGGCGGCGCAGGGCCTCGGCACTGCCGCCGCACCGGCGGCCGGTGCGGCGGGGGGCACTGGCGGCCTGATGTCGGCGTTGATGGGGCTGTTCTCCAAGGGTGGCGTGGTCGGGCGCAAGGGCTATGACGATGGCGGCGATGTCTGGCCCTCGTTTGACGATGCCGACATGCTGCGCAATGACGGCTTGAGCGCACCGACGCCGCCGCCGGTGCAAGGACCGCCGATTCCCCCCGCCGCGCCGGCGAAGCCTTTCGCGGCGAGCCGTCTGCCGGATACGCAGGATTATCGCCCCGAAGACAGCCCGAGCTATTCGACGCCGCGCAGCGACCCGGGCGTGGTGCCTTCGCCGCCGGAGCGCCCGGCCGGCGGCGTGCTCGGCATCAAGCCGACGCCCCCGCCCAAGGACAACGAAAAGGGCTATCGCCCCGAGGATTCGCCCAAGGCGGCGAGCGGGGCACCGACCGCGGATGCGCCCTATGCCAATGACCCGCTGATGAACCTGGCGGCGCGGCAGGCCGGCCTGGTGACGCCGCAGGCGCAGGCCGAGCCGATCGCCCCCGAAACGGCGGCGGACGATTATGGCGTGATCCGCAATGCCGGGCTCGCCAATCCGGCGATGGCGGCACCCAAGCCGCAGATCCCGCTGGCGCCGGAAGGCTCGGGCGATGAACTGATGAACATTGCGGCGGCGCAGGCGGCCGAGGTGCCCAAGCCCGGCGTTGCGCCGCAAGCGGACGCGCCGGCGATGGCCGGCCTGGTGCCGCTGCCGCCGCCGCGCCCCAAGGGCCAGATCCTCGGCGGTCAGGGCGGCGTTGCCCCCGACCAGACCGGTTCGGTGCCGCCGCCGAGCAACGACAACGCCCCGGCCGCCCCGGCTCTGCCGGCGCCGATCAGCGTCGCCCCGGCGCCCAAGGTGCACGGCATGACGGCCAAGCAGGCCAATGCCGACAATCCGGACGCCCCGGTCGGCCGCCTGAGTGCCGGCCAGCAGGCGCGGGTGGCGCAGGGCCAGCCGATCTATGTGCCGCGGCTTTCGGGTGCCTCGGTCGCCGGTGCGCAAAACTGGCTGCAGAGCCTGAGCAATGCGGGCCTGGATCACATGCATGCGGCGATGATGGCCGGCAATATCCAGACCGAATCCTCCTTCCGCCCCGATGCCTGGAATCACGCCGAGAACGCCCATGGCGCCATGCAGTGGGAAGGGGACCGCTGGGATGGTCCGAACGGCCTGCAGGCCTTCGCCGCCCGCTCCGGACGCGATTGGCGCGATCCGCAGGTGCAGGCCAATTTCATGCGCTGGGAAGGCGAGAATATCCCGCGCCTGAAGGGGCCGTGGCAGCAGTTCCTGGCGGCGCAGACGCCGCAGCAGGCGCAGGAGGCCTTGGCCCATTTCATCGGCTACAAGCGCGACGACCGGCACGGCAACGACAATGCGCGCCTGGCCAACGGCATGGCGATCCTGGGCGGTTCGCCGACCGCGGTGGCGCAGACCGGCAATGCGACCGGCAACGATACCACCGGCTCCATCCCGCAAACCGGTGGAGTCGTTGCTCAAAACGCCGCCGCGCCGACCGGCAATGAAGGCGGCATTCTGCAGGGCCTCAAGAATGCCCTCGGCATTCCTCAGGGCCTGTCGGATGAGGCCAGCATTGGCCTTCTACAGGCCGGTCTCGGCATTATGGGGGGCACCTCGCGCAACCCGTTTGTCAATATCGGCCAGGGCGGCCAGAAGGGCGTCGAGGCATATTTGCAGGGCCGCAACATGCGGCGCGAGGAGGCGCTGGCGCAAAGCGATATCGGGTACAAGAAAGGTCAGCTCGGTCTCGAGGGCCAGCGCGTCGACCTGGAAGGCAAGCGCCTGGCGCAGGATGCCGACCTTAAGCGGCAGGAGCTGGCGCAGCAGAGCGCCTATCAGGCCAGCGAGATCGCCAAGAATCAGGCCGAGGTTTCGGCCGGCCGCTACAATGTTACGCAAGGCCCGAACGGCTTCATTGTGCAGGACCGCTACAACCCGCTGAACACCCGGTTCATGAACATGGACGAGCTGCAGGCGGCGCAGGCCTCGGGCGAGATTCCGTCGGGACCGCCGGCGATTGGTACGCCGCCCCCGGCCGTCGCCGGTGCGATTGCCCCGCCCAAGCCGGGCGGCGTGCTGACGCCGCAGGCTGCCCCGGAAATGCCGGCCGGCCCTGCGCCTTCGGGCCTGGTGGCCCCGCCGGCCGGCCCCGCCCCGGCGCCTTCTGGGCCGGTGCCGCCGGCCGCGGCGGTCGAGCCGAGTTACAACATGGCGCCCGCCAAGGGCAATCTCGAGGGGCTCGAGCCGGAAGTGCGGTCGGCGCCGTTCTCGATGATGCAGTTCGGCCAGGAAGGGCCAAAGGTTCTCGGCCAGATCTACCAAAAGAAGGTCGAGGGCGCCGGCGACGTCGCTGCCGCGGCGCAGAGCACCAACTTGGCGCTCGACCAGATGCAGGAATATCTTTCGCAGATCCCGGCCAACAGCTGGGTGGCGCCCGGTACGGCGCATGCGACTCGAGTCGAGTGGGCGAGGGCGCTCAACACCACGCTCAACAAGCTCGGATTCCAGTCACAGATCCCGCCGGAAGAAGTGGCGGCCGGCGAGGCCCTGATCAAGGCGCAGACGGGCCTCGGCTTCGAGCTGGCCAAGACGCTGGGTTCGCGCGAGGCCGGCTTTATCGTGCAGCAAGCGGTCAATTCGGTGCCTGGCGGCGCGCTGTCGCCGGAAGGCTCGAAAAAGCTGATCGCGGCGATGAAGGCGGCCAATCAGCGCAAGATCGACTATGCCGACTATATCCAGAAATATGGCGCGCGCAGCGCCGGCGACCTGACCGGCGCCGATGCGACCTTCAACAAGTTCGCGCCGCCTGAACTCTATGCCCTGATGGCCAATACGCCGGCGCAGCAGCTGATTCCGGCGGTGCAGATGCTGCGGCGCAATCCCGGCACCTGGCGCGAATTCGAAAGCCATGTCGGGCAGGGCACGGCCAAATATGTTCTGGGACTGGCAGGCCAGCAGTGACCGATCCCTATGCCTCGATCTTCGGGCCCGCGAGCCCGCAGACGACGCCGATGGCGCCGCCGCTGACGCCGAAGGACACGCCGGCGCCGCCCTCGACCACGGCTGACCCCTACGCCTCGATCTTTACGAGCGCGCCGGCACCGGCGCAGCCCGCAAGTCCGACAGGGTTGCCGCCGAGCCCGACGGGCGGGGGTACGCCGGCGCCGAGCGGCGAGGAGAGCCTGGCGACGCCGGGCGGTGTCCTCAAGCATGCGGCGTTCGGGCCGATCCGCAGCCTCAGCGATACGCCGGCCGGCATGGCGAACCTGGTCGAGACCGGGCTTTGGGAAAAGCTGCATCCGTTCAGCAACCCGGATACCGGCGAGAGCTATTTCAAGCAGCTCGGCCGCGATCTCGGCATGGTCTCCACGCCCGCGCCGGAGGGGCAGGGCTACCAGCCGGTGTCGGGGCCGCTGCTGCAGAAAGCGCAGAGCGCCGTCGGCCTGAACGCCAACGACTATCTGCCGCGCCCGGCCAACGGCCCGGAGCGGGTGGCGGAGGGCATCACCAGCGCCGCCGCCTCGCTGGTGCTGCCGGAGGCGCTGGTCTCCCGCGCCGGCATTCTCGGGCCCGGCGCCAAGGCGGCGCTCGAGCCGGTTTTGGGTTCGGGCACGACGCAGAGCATGCTCGCCAATGCCCGCCTGGGCGCGGCGGCCGGGGCGGGCAGCAGCCTGGCGCAAGAGGTGGTGCCGGACAAATACAAGCCGCTCGCCGGTCTGGTCGGCACTGGCCTCGGCCTCGGCGCCGCGGCGGTGCCCGGCATTCTGGGCAAGGCGGCCGGCGTCGCCGTGCCGCCGGTGACCACGGCTGGCAAGCGCATCGCCGTCGGCCGCGATCTGATCAAGGCGGCCGACAATCCGCAGGCGATCATCGGCGATACCGGTCCGGTGACCGACAAGCGCATCCTGCCGGAGTCGCCGCAGAGCCTGGGCGAAGCCTATAGCGATCCGGGCCTGCAGGGCCTGCAGGGCCGCATTGCCGGGCCGACGACGAAGGAAGGCGCGGACCTGGCGGAACAGCAGCAGCGCGCCCGCGTCGAGGCCCTGACCGGGGCCGGGCGGGGCGATGCCACCAGCCTGCCGCAGCTGTTTCGCGATCAGGCGGCGAAGATCGAACAGGACACGCAGGCCGCGCTACAGCGCCAAGCGCAGGCGGCCGATCAGGCCAAGGCAGCGGTCGGAATCGGTGGCCTGAAGGAGGCCAAGGTCGGCGCGGCCGGTCGCTCGGTGCTGGAGGACATGGATACGGCCGAAAAGGCCCGCATGAAAGGCCTCTACGATGCCGCCGAGGCCAATGGTCCCGTCAACGTCCTGACCTCGGGCGTGCAGGAGGCCAAGGCCAAGGCCTATGATTCGCTCAACCCGACGGCGCAAAAGACGCTCGATCCGATCGAGAAGACCATCACGGCGCATATCGATACGCTGGGGCCGCAGATTCCACTGTCGGAACTGGGTAGCCTGAAGAGCTGGATTTCGGCCGAAATGCGCAAAATGGACAATACGGCGATGCCGTACCAGCGCATGGGCGAGTTGCGAAAGGGCGTCGATTCGTCTATTGATGATACTCTCGCCAAAGTCGATGATTTGGAACGAACTGCCGTTGCCAACGGCACTTTGGCTCCCGATGATACGACGGCTGCCAGGATCAAGAAAGTTGTCGACGAATACAACCGCCCCGCATCTGAAACTGATACAGGACGCAATGAGCCGGCAAGAGCCGTGGCAGCGGCCGGGCCTGCTCCAAGCCCTGTGGAAGGAAGCGCGGGCGCAAAGCGACTTTCAAATGGCGCAGGCGATCAGGGCCTACGAGAATTTGGCACGCCGCCAGCCCCTGCCGCCGCACAAACCGGGCCGGTAGGCGCCGGGCGCCTGCATTATCCCGGCGGCGCCGTCGATGTGCGCTATGAGTTGGCCGACCTCGCCGACCTGAAGACTTCGCACGATGCCGATTTCCGGGCCAATCCGGACTATCCGGCCGAGCTGCAGCCGCGCGATCGTTCGGGCTATGCGGCGCAGGATCAGGTCAATCAGATGGCGAACGGCCTGCAGCCCGAACGGCTCGGCCGCTCCAGCGAAATCAATGCCGGCGCGCCGCTGGTCGGGCCCGACAATGTCGTGGAAAGCGGCAATGGCCGCACCCTGGCGCTGGCGCAGCGCTATGCCAAGGGCAACAATGAAGCCTATCGGCAGTGGCTGCAGGCGCAGGGCTATGACGTTTCCGGCTATCAGCGCCCGGTGCTGATCGCCCGGCGCACCACGGCGCTGTCGCCGAAGGCGCGCGAATACATGACCGGCTCGGCCGCCCTCAATCAGGGGCTCGGCCGCAGCGGCGTCGAGAAGGCGGCGAGCGATGCCAAGCTGCTCGGCGACGACGTGCTGCAGCGGGCGCGCGGCGGGGATCTTCTCTCGGAAGAGAATGGCGACTTCGTCCGCGCCTTCATGGCCAAGCTGCCGGCGAACGAGCGCGCCGACCTGGTGGACGCCAAGGGCGCGTTGACAAAGCCCGGGCGCGACCGCATCAATGCTGCGCTGACCATGAAGGCTTTCGGCGACCGCTCGGTGATCGAGCAGGCTTTCGCCACGCCCGACCCGACGGTGCGCTCCATCGCCAACGGCATGGTCAAGGCGGCGCCGATCTGGGCCAAGATGCGCGAGGCCGCCAAGGCCGGCGGCATCGCCGCCGACCACGACATCACCGACGCGCTCCTGACCGACCTGCATGCGGTGATGCAGGCCCGCGCCAAGGGCTTTTCGGCGCAGTCGATCCTGGATCAGGCCTCGCTCTTGGGCGAAGATGCCGCGGCGCACGACCTGTTGTTTTCGCAAACCAAGGCCGGCACCCGGCTGGCCGGCGAGCAGAAGATCGCCGACAACCTGCAGCGTTATGCCGAAAACGCCCTGAAGAACACCGCCGGCGATCGGCTCTTCGGTGAGGCACTGCCGGCCAAGGACGTCCTGAAAGCGACGGTCGACAAACTCGGTAAGGAAGGCGAGGAAGCGGCGCCGAGTTTCGCCACTGGCGCCGGTGAGACGGCCGGGCCGGAACTGGCCAGCCGCCAGCAGCTCGAGGGCCTGCGCAAGGCGGATGCCGAATACAAGGCCTTCATGGAGCGCAAGCGCCCGGTCAAGGGCCTGCTGCAGCGCGCCCCCTACAAGACGTCGCCCTACAAGATCACGGACGACAGCCTGCCCGATCATCTGTGGAAGAGCGGCGCCAGTGGCGCGAATGCGATCAACGATTATGTCGCCTTCACCGGCAAGAGCAAGACCGGCCTCGACGCGCTCGAATCGGCCGCGGCGCTGTCGCTGCAGCGCAAACTCGGCCAGGACGGGCGGCTGAGCCCGGCCAAATATGACCGCTGGCGCGCCGACCATGATTCGGCGATCCAAGCCATGGAACAGGCGCGGCCGGGTTTTCTGGCCCGGTTCGATTCCTATGCCGGCGCCGAACGGGCGATGGAAGAGGCGGTGACGACGCGCCGGGCCCTGGCGGATGGTTTCGCCAAGTCGGAAGCCGGCAAGATCATGCATCTGACCGCCGGCGCCGATGTCGCCAAAAAGCTCGGCCAGATCCTGGAGGGCCAGGGGGGCGTGGGCAAGCTGCAGGAACTGATGCGGGCCACGCACGGCAACGCCGATGCGATCGAAGGCCTGCGGCAGGGCGTGCTCGATCACATCTTCAACCGCCAGACCGGCACCAAAAGCCTTTCGGACAGCGAGCTGGCGCTGAAGGAAAAGGAATTCCGCGACTATGTGCGCAAGCATCAGGCCGGGCTGCAGGCGGTGCTGGCGCCCGATCAGCTGGCGCGGGTCAATGCCGTGGCGGAAGATATGGCGCGCTCGGCCCGCACGCGGGAGCTGGGCAAGGTGGAGGAGCCGGGGGCGCAGCCGGCCGGCGGCACGCTGAAGCGGGCCTTTCAGAACTATGCCCAAAAGGATCTGACCTCAAAAATGTTCGCCGGGCTCGGCTGGCTGATCGGCGGCGTGCCGGCGGCGGGTGTGGGCTATTCGATCGGCGAGCTGCGCAAGGCCGGCTTTGCCAGCGTCGAGCAGCTCAAGCGCGAAGCGATCCTCAATCCCGAGATGGGCCGCACCTTCATGCAGATGGCGCACGCCAAGGACGCCGGCATGACGGGCCTGGGCCTGAGGACGAAATTGCTGCGGGCGGCACTCGCCGGCAGCCATGTGCAAAATCAGGGCCCGGCGCAACCCGCCGGTTGACCCGAAGGGGGCTTCTCAGTACCATAATGACACTCTCCTTCGCGTAGTGGCAGGGCGGGTGGCCTAGTGGTAGATTGCGGGACGGCTGGCGCTTGCGCTGGCCGTTTCGCGTTTGAGGACCCCCCGTTCTTCGATCGGGCGGGGCGATGGCGTCAACCTTCACCACCAACAAGCATCTCGAGCTGCAGGGCACCGGCGACAATTCCGGCACCTGGGGTTCCGAGCTGAACACGGCCGTCTTCACCCTGGTCGACCAGTGCCTGGGCTCGACCACCTCGATTGCGCTCGCGGCCTCGCCGGTGACGCTGTCGACGGCGCAGACGCAAAACCTCGCCATTTCCTTTACCGGCGTCCTGACCGCCAACGTCACCGTGACGATTCCGGCCGTCGGCGGCTTTTTCATCTTCCTCAACTCGACCACCGGCAATTTCACCGTCACCATCGCTTCGGCGGGCGGCGGTACTTCGCAGATCCTGCCGCGCAGCTATGCCGCCTATTTTCTGACGGACGGCACCAACGTCTACAATGTGCGCCAGCCGCTCGGCATTTTCGTCGATGTCGCGGCGGCGGCCAGCGTCGATATCGGCACGGTGCCGAACGGCCTGGTCAACGTCACCGGCTCGGGCGCCACCATCACCAATTTCGGGTCGACGGCGCGCACGGTGCAGACGCTGTTCTATGTCAAGTTCAACGGCGTCAACACCATCACCAATTCGGCCTCGATCGTCTGCCCTGGCAGCGCCGACATCACCACGGCGACCAATGACGTCTATCTGGTCTGGTTTGCGGGCGCTGGCGTCTATCGCATCATCGGCGCCTTTCTCGCCTCCGGCCAGGCGCTGGTCACGCCGTCCTCGACCTTCGTGTCTGTGCCGCAGACGATCCTGTCTGGCCCGAAGGATTCGAGCGGCAATCCCTCGTTTTTCCCGACCTCGTCGGCCTCGCTCTCGCTGCTGTCGCAAGGGCTGACCACCACACCGTTGGTGGTGACCTGCTCGGGCGGCTACGGCGCCAACGGCCTGGTCAACTATATCGCCTCGATCTCGACGAATCAGACCTGGACGGCGACGGCGAGCACGACGACCTATTTCGGCTGGAACCTGCAGACCTCGGCCGTGGTCAACACGACGCTGCGCCCGCTCTATCAGCGCGGCGGCTCGATCTCGACGACCTCGGGTCAGTACACTTACGACATCACCGCCGGGCAGATGTATCTGGGCACCGGTGCCGGCACCTCGACGGTGCGCGTCGTCTTCCTCGGCCAGGGCGTGGCGAGCGGTTCGGCCATCACCTCGGTGGTGATGTACGGCTACCTCAATTCGTTCGGCACGAGCGTCAGCGGCTCGGCCCTGTCGCTCTTTGCGCAGGGCTATGGGCTCTGGGGCTCGTCGCCGACGATCACCGCGGGCAACAATCTGGCCAGCGTTTCCTATGATTCAGTAACGGCCGGCATGGTTTTCACGTTCACGATCGCCTGCGTGAATGCCAATTACCATGTCGATGTCGTCTCGGAAGGCAACCCGGCGGTCGGCAACACCGGCGTCACCCTCTACAACAAGACGACGACCGGATTCAGTGTCAAGGGCGCCAATTCCTCCGGCCAGCTCTCGCCGCGCGCGGGCGATTCCTGGTCGATGATGGTCTATCAGCGCCTCTAACCGAAAGCTTTCGTCATGCAAACCACTGCGCGGGGCCGGGCCCTGATCACGCAGCGCGAGGGCGCGCGTCTGAAGGCCTATCGCGACGCCGTCGGCATCTGGACGATCGGCGTCGGCCACACCGCTGCGGCGGGAGCGCCGGTGCCGGTGGCCGGCATGACGATCACGCCGAGCCAGTCCGATCAGATCCTGTCGCACGACCTCGCCAAGTTCGAAGCGGCGGTGTCGGGCGCCGTGCATGTGCCGCTGGCCGATCACGAGTTCGACGCCCTGGTCTCGCTCGCCTTCAACATCGGCGATGAGGCCTTCGCCCGTTCGACCCTGGTGCGCAAACTTAATGCCGGCGATCGGGCCGGCGCCGCCGAAGCCTTCCTGATGTGGGCCAATGCCGGCGGCAAGCCGATCCTGCTCGGCCGTCGCAAGGCTGAGCGCAAGCAATTCCTCAACCCCTACGGAGCGAGCCCATGACGACGACGGTCCATATCGTCCTGCCGAAACAGAACCACAGGCGCGTGAAGGTGATCACACAAGATTCGGTCGTCACCGTGCCGGGCGAGCGCGAGTGGGGCGCTGAAGACGAGCGGCCCGCCGACATCGTCGAAAAGGGCGAAGTGCTCTCGCTCTACGTCACCGACACCCGCCGCATCATCATCGAAGAAATCGACTGAGGCCTCCCATGATTACGACCTTTGACAAGGCGATCGCCGCCTTCCTCGGCGCGCTGCTCTCTATCCTTGTGCTGTTGCACGTGCCGGTGCCGACCTTCCTGGAGGACCCGACGTTGCAGGCGACGATCGGCGCGCTGATCGCCGGCATCCTGACCTACTTCGTGCCGAACAAGCCGGCCTCTTCGTGACCTGGCTGCAGGCCTTCCTGGCCTTGCTGGAGCTGGTCAATACGCTCGCGAGCCTGGCGCGCGAGCAAAAGCTTGCTGACGAGGGGAGGGCCGATGCTTTTGCCCGTATCACCAAAGCCGCCTTGGCCGATATCGCCGCCGGCAATGCTGCTCGCGCTGCTGCTCGCGCTCGCGATTCTGCTCCTGGCGGGTTGCAGCAACCTGACGGGTGGCAGCGAGACTGATTGGCAGAAACTGTCGAAGGTGGCGGCCTGTGGCGTCTTCGGGCCGATCACCTATTCCAAGCAAGACACTGACGCAACACGCCGCCAGATCCGCGAACATGATGCCGCTGGAGCGGCCGTCTGCGGATGGAAACCGAAATAATGCCTGCCGGCGAATTGCTGATGCCCGTTGATGATGCCCGCGTCCTCAAAGAGGCGGAGATCCTGGTTCTGCGTTCGATTCAGGACGCCATTAAGCGCATCGATTCCAACGGGGAGAAAATGAATGACCGCCTCCAGGAAATAGGAGAGCGCATGATCCGCGTCGAGATGCAGGACACCCGCGCCGATGTGGCGGCGCTGACGGAACGGGTGCGCAGCATGGAAGATCGCCTTGCGATCCAGCAAGGAGCCGTCGGCATTGTCGGCTGGGCCATCGCCAACTGGTACGGCATCGCCATGTTCGCCTTCACGATTTATGTGCTGATGCGCCAAGGTGGCCTGAAGTTTCCCTGAAATCCCTGCGGCCCCGTCCTGTCGCCTGTGGGCCTACCGCCGCTTCCGTAATGGAGGCGGCGGCTTTTTTGCGTGCGGACGGTTCCAAGGGAGCGCTGTGGCGAAGCAGCCGAAAACGCTGGTGGAGCGACGATCGGCGGTCTCGATATCGACATAGGGGCTGAAGCGATCGGTTTTGCGGCGCCAGCGGGCTTCGGCCCAGATCACCTTTCGGATCGCGGGGGGAGGGCGAAAGACGGTGTACCAATGACCGTTCGACCGGAGCATTGGTCAGCTCGGCTCGCCGTGGTCATGCGGACCGAACAGCGCCTCGATCTTCTCGAGACAATAGGGGTGCAGGCCGCCGTGGTTCTCGGAATCCTCCAAGCCCGCGCCGACGCCATAGCCGGAAAAGCCGGTCCAGACGTTGCCGTCCGGCTGCGTCAGGCGGATGAACTGGAAATGGTTGTCGGCGACGATGTAGTGCGCCTCGATCTTGTGGCCGTCGACTTCCATGACGATCGGCGGCCGATTGTTTTCAGCGTGGGTATAGGCATCGAAGGAGGGCGGCGACAGCTCTTCGGCAAAGCCGCGATACAGGCTCGTATAGGATTGCTTGTACAGACAGACGAAAATCGGGCCGTCGCCGAGCACGACATGGAAGCCGCGAATGGCGGAGGGGTCCGGATTCGCCGAGGTCCAGCCCGGCCAGGCGCCCGGCGTCGAGCGCAGGCCTGCAGGGGTAAACTCGACGTCGCTGCGCTCCTCGACGCGCAGGCCGTTTCGGTAGGCGTAGCCGCCATAATCGCTATAGGCCATTGTCGTCTCCGTTCATTGGCGCAGGTGGTTGGTCGGCTGGCCTTCCCGGGTAGCCTGTGCCGCCAAGATTTCTCGTTCGAGGCGCGCTATCATTTCTGCCATCTCGGTCTCGGCCTTCCGGATTTGCCGTCGCATCCTGCGATCGAAAAGCCAGCCGCGCACGAGAAGAAAAAGCAAGAGGGCGACGGTGGTGGCGTTGAGGATGTAGTTGAAACCGACCATCCATGTCGGCTGGACGCCGAGGGCCCATAGAACGGTTGCGCCGGCGACGGCCAGGATGGCTTGGCCGGTGAGTGTCAAGGCGATCTCGACGGTGAGAGCTTGGACATTCATGAGGCGATCCACTCTTCGCCGGTCTCGAGATTGCGTCGCCGGCCGGTTTTGGGGTGCCGGTGCCAGCCCTCGGGATCGCCGCTGCCATTCCATTGGATCAGGGCGATGAGGGCGCCTTCGAGAGACTGGTAGCAATAGCGCTCGGCATAGCCGACAAAGTCGATGTCGACGTGCATCGTCCAATGAAACATCAGCCGGTGGATGCCGCATAAGCGCCCGTCGGGCAGATTGCGCATGGTGACATATTCCTGGCGGATGGCTTGCGGCAATTCGTTGGGTGTGATCATGGGCCTTACCGCAGCTGGCTGGCGTCGCCGACGCCATAGACGCGCTCCAGACGCCTGATCTCCTCGACGATCAGCGCATGCAGACGCGGGCAGCGCTTGGGCATTTCAGCCAGGCCCGTGCCGATGCCGTCACGCGGGATGACGATCAGCCGGCCATCGGCAGCCGCCAGCTGCACGCGGTCGAGCGCCCACAGGATCTCTTCGCGGGCATCGTCCTGGTCGTCCCGGAAAAAGTCGCCGTCGAACAGGGTCGGCGCCCATTTGGTGGGAACGCCGATGGCATTGGGCTCGCCGCGCATCGCCCGGGCCTGTCCGCCGAGGCCGCGCTTGGCGACGTTGTCGCCGAAGACGAAGCGGGCCTCGGGATTGTCGCGACACATCTGCCGGGTGATCTCGTAGGCGTAGATGATCGGCATGGCGGCCTCAGTGCACGGTGGTGGACGAGGGGGATTGCATCTGCTGGTTGGCCTGGATGACGGCATTGATCATTTCCACCACCATCGGGCGCGGCATGGCGAGATAGGCTTCGAGGTCGGCCTGGCGCACCACCATGAGCACGATCGGAAAGCAGCCGGGATCGGCGATCGGCACATCGACCTCGTAGCGGCCGGGCTGCTCGATCGAAAGATGCGAGGGTTTGATGCTCTTGGAATAGGTCACGAAGGTGTGCTCGGGCGGACAGGTGATCGCGATCGTCTCGCCGGGACGCCAGAAGATCACAGCCTCGTTAAGAACGGTCTGAAGGGCCATCCGGCTTCTCCTCGATCAAACGCTGCAGGTCGATCCACGACCTGGCCCCCAAAGGCCGCCAGTTGAAGCAGGGTTGGCCGAGCCAGCCATGCATGATGCAGACGCATGGCTGCACGACGCAGTGTCCATAATTGTCCAGGAAATATGGATCTGGCAAATCCCATTTTTCGGGCGGGAAAGGCACGTATTCATAATCCGTTTCCATGAGGCCTCGGGCGTGAACGACTCGCGAACGAGTCCTGGGACTTTTCCTGGGACTTTCGGGTCCGCAGCTGTCCCTTGTTGGCCTTTGTTCTCCCTTGGTTGCCTCCCGTGAGGGAGGTGGAGAACATTCGTTATGACATTGATTTTTGAGGGGAAATTGTGGTCGGAGCGCCGAGATTTGAACTCGGGACCCCAAGTCCCCCAGACTTGTGCGCCAGATCCTATTTCTCCTTTACTGACATAGGTTTAAGGTCCATCTCGACCTGGTTCTGGGACTTTTTCTGGGACTTTCTCGGCTGCGCGTCTGCGGCATCAAGGGTGTCGCGCACGTCGTTCATGTCGAGATGGGCATAGGTTTGCGCCGTGATGGCGATGGTGGCGTGCCCCAAAAGTTTCTGCGTCGCCTTGAGGTTCCCGGTCTTCTGGATCAGGCGCGAGGCCCGCGTGTGACGCATATCGTGGAAGCGGACGGCCAAGCCCAAACCCTTCTTGTCCTGGACGACGCGGCGCCATTTCGTCTTGAGGCCCTGATAGGTCACAGGGTAGCGCGTGCCGCGCAGGCGCAGGATCTTGGTCTTGTTCTCACGGCAGGTGCGCTCGCACACATAGGTGAAAACCCATTCGTCGTCGGCCTTCGGACAGGCAGACAGGATCGCGGCGATGGCGTTGGAAATCGGGATGGTGTGGGGGCGGCCACCCTTCTGGGTGACGGTGATGGTGCGGCTATCCCAATCGATCTGATCCCAGCGCAGCAGGCACTCGGCCAGGCGCAGGCCGGCGGCCAGGGCGAAGCGGAAGACATCGCGAAAGCCTTCGGGCAACTCTTCGGCGATGCGGTCCTCGTCGGATAGTTTCAGGACGCGCATGACGGCGCCCTTGCGCGTCGGCAGGAGGTGGGTCGTCCATTTCGGCTCGAAGGGAAGGGCCTGCTTCCACACTTCCTTGGCGCGGCGAAAGATCGGCTGCAGCAGCTTGATCGTGGTCATGTTGACGGTGCGCGGTGCCACGAGCTGTTCGGCCGCGCCGGCCTTGGTCTTCTTGCGGCCCCAGCGCGTCTCGCCGCGGCGGCTGGCAACCCAAAGAGCAATGTCGTTGTCGGTGATGCTGTCGAGCCGGCGGTTGGCCCCAAAATAGTCGCGGGCGCGATTGAGGTGGGTGTGCAGCTGGCTCGCCATGGCTTGGCCGATCGCCACCTCGGCCCAATAGCGATCGCAGGCCTGGCCGATGGTCATCGGGGCCAGGCCCTTGCCTACGGCCTTAGCGGCACGACTTTGCCGGGCCCATTCCTCGGCTTCGGCGAGGATCGGCTGGACGGCGGCCCGGGCTTTGGCTTCGGTGGTGGCGGTCGTTGATCCAGAGAACCGACGGCCGCCGCGCTCGAAATCGTAGACGTAGGTCTTGGACCCCTTTGGTTTGTAGACGAGTTTGCTGCCCAAGGGGCGGTGCTCCTGTTGCGTTCGATAAAGGCGGAGAGGTCGGCTTCCTGAAAGAGGATCTTCTTGCGAACCTTGCCGTTGCCGGCGCGAATGAAGGTGATTTCGTTGTCGTCGATATGCCGGCGCAGGGTTTTGGCGCTGATCTTCAAGAGACCGGCGGCCTCGTGCAGGGTGAGCAGGGCTTCCATCAGGGCACCTCATCGCCGACGGACAGGCTCTCGAGATCGGTCCCGACCAGCCGCAGTTGCATGAAGTTGAAAATATGCACGATGCCGTCGTCGTTTTCGACCACGGCGCGCCACTGGCCGCTGCGCTTTTGAAAGACGGCGACCAAGTTGCCCCGAAAATAATAGTCGCCACCGACCTTTTCGACCCGGCAACCGACATAGCTGGTGAAGGGGAGGGACATGAAGCCGTCGCTCATTTTTCATTCTTCCGGCGCTTGGGGAACGGTCGGGACGGCCAGGGCCGTTTCGGCTTTTCGGGTGGGGGCGCCTCGCCGGTGGTTCTGGCGAGGAGCGTGGCGCGAAAGGCGGCCTGGTCGGCGGCCAGGCGCTTGGCCTTGGCGATCGCGGCGATGTCGCTGCCGGCGGAGGTCGCCGGCGTGCCCCAGGTCTTGATCTCGTGCTCCTCGACCAAGAGCGGCTGGATATAGCGCGGGTCGTTCGGGTCCGGCGTCATGACGCCATCGTCGTTGACGGCCCTCGTACCGAGCGGGGGCATGTGATCCCAGTGGATCTGGCCGCGGCGGATCTGCTCCAGCGTAAAGCCGAGGGCGAGCAGGCAAGCGTCGAGCCGCACGCCGACGGGAACATATTTGCGATGCTTGGCCGTGGTCAATCGATGACCTCCGGTTTGCCGCCAAGGCCGCAATAGCCGCGCATCGGCTGGCGCTCGCGCGTGTACCAGCCGCCAGCGGCCTCGCCGTTGTTGCCGCTGCAATTGAAGATCCAGCGCTCCTCGGCGGCCGGCGGCGGCTGACCGTTGGACAGGAAAAGTTCTTCCTGCTCGACGAACCAGCGCCAAGCCATGCAGCCGGAGCCGCGGCAACCCATCTCTCCGCCCGAAAAGCTCGCCGGGCAGCAGAAATCATGGGCATCCTGCTCTTTGTAGATCACGCCGCAGCCTCCTCGATCGCATCGGTCAGGTTGACGCCGGAAACCCTTTCGACTTCCCGGCGCCAATGCCCGGTGGGAATACCGGGCAGCATTTCGCGCAGCACGATTTCCCGACAGAACTCGACATGGTCGAGCCATTCGGGCGGCGTCCAGTCCTTGGTCGAGGAGGATTCGAAGTGCAGGACTTCGCCCTCCTGGCCGATCTTGGCGGCCTTGATGCGAAAAGCGCGCATCATGAAGATCGAATGCACGGCATCGCCGTTGGGCAGGCCCATGCCCTTGGCCAGATAGTGGCAGAGATTGCGGTAGAAGCGCCGCAACTTGTCGGCATCCTTCATGGCCAGGATGACGAGCATGGGCTTGTTTTCGGCGAAGCGAGCAAGCGCCAGCCTGTCGTATTCGGCGGCAGGCACCAGCGTCACGCCAATACGGCAGGCGGCGATCTCGATCATGCGGGATTCCTCAGGGAAGGGCGCCGACCGGAGCGGCAAAGAGGGTGAAGGGAGTGTTGAGAACGCTTGGTTCGCGCGGCCATTTCACCGCGCCGGTTTCGGCGAGGCTGCGCATTGCCTGCGCCCCTTCGGCGGGCGTGGCGTGCGGCGGCCAGATGCTGAACAGCTCGTAGGTCTGATCATCGTCCAAGCCGAGCCACGCCTGCGCCGTCTGGCGCACGGGGATACCGGCCAAATCGCTGGCGCGTGTCAGCTTTGCGGCGATATGAACGGTCCACGCCGCAAGGCAACCGGCGCGCTCAGCATTGCGTCCGCCGTAATCGGTGAAATGTTGCTCGGGATGGTAGGCGCCCATATTGAAGCCGAGTCCTTCGATGGAACCGGCCTCGACGACGTCGGCAACGTGCAAAAGACGATCGTGGAACATCGCATTTCTCACTGCTGGAGGGTTTTGTGCCTGGCCTGATAGCCCGCCAGCCAGGCCTGGCGGAGAGGGGTGTTTTCGATAAGGTCTTCCGGCGGATCGGCCATCTTGCCGGCGGCGGCGGCGAGCGAGCCGCGCTTGCGGGCCCGGGACAGCTCTTCGTCGTCGACCGACGCATCGGCCTGGACCTGCGGGCGACCGGGCGGGGGCGCGGGCGGTGCCGGCGGGGTGGCCGGTTCCGGCGTGTCGGCCAGGGTGCGCTCGATCGCCCGGGCCTTCATGGCGATCAGGGTGCGGGTCTCGGCGGCCGACAGCACGCGCGGCGGCTGCTGGCGCTTGGCCCAACGCTCCTCGATCTCCATCGGTGACTTGCAGGCGGCCAGCGCCTTGTCGGCGGCGATCAAATAGCGGGCGAAGTCGAAATCGCTCTCGCCGACGACTTCGCGCACCGGGGCCTCAGCCGGGGCCGGCTTGGGCGCAGGCGGTGGGGGCGGGGTGGGCGGCGCCGGCTCCGAGGGTGGCGGTGGGGGTTCGGGTGCCGGCGGAGGAGGAGGCGGCGCAGGGGGCGTTTGCGGCGCTTCCTGGGGCATATCTTCGGGCGGTACGTCCTCGCTCTCCGGCTCGGGCGCCGGCTCGTTCTGATTGGCGGGGACCGGGATCTCGCGCGGCGCGCCGACCTGCACCGAACCGCCATCGGTCTCGACCACGGCATCGATGATGACCTCGTCGGCCGGCGGCCTGTTGTGGCCGATCGGCGGCGGAGGCGGCTGCAGCGAGATGCCGTCCTGCATCGGCACGTCCTGCTGCTCTTCGATAATGGCCAGGCCCTTGAGCACATCGGGGAAAGCATCGCGCAAGGCGAAGGCGCGGGCGCGCATCTGCAGCATGCGCTTGGCATAGCCCTGCCAGGGGCCGGGCTTGGCCCACAGCTGGGCGCGCTTGGCCTCGGCTACCGAAAACTCGCCCTTCTTCGGCTTCTTGCCCTTGCGGTGAACGAGGCAAACCGCCTTCCATGAATCGGTGAACTCGACGCCCTCCATGAATTCCTCATGGTCGTCGAGCAGGCCGGAGCGCTCGCACAGGCCGAGGGCGGCATCGCCCCAAACCGAGGGGCGGCCGTTGATCATGGCAATCGACTGCAGCGCCATCATCGGCGGCAAGCCGACTTCCATGCCGTGCAGGATGGCGGCGACGGCCGTCTCTGCGCTCTTGAACGGCGTCCAGCCGGCGGCGACGGCGAGCTGTGCCAGGCGCCAGGCCTCGTCGATCGTGGTCGGCACGATCGCCTTGACGGTGGCGCCGGCGACGATCGGGCCCTTGTTCGGGCGCGCGTCTTCGATCTGCAGTGCGGACATGGAAGCTCCTTAGGCCGCGCGTTGTTCGGTGATGATCTCGCAACCCGGCGCCGCGATCCGCGCCTTGGAGGCGGCGAGGGCGTTGGCCAGGCTCTGGACCACGGCGCGCACTTCCTCGCTCTCGGCGAAGTAGGCGAGCGCCATGGCATAGTCGGTGATCTGGGCGCGGCGGAATTCGCGCATCGCCACGGTACCGCGCGTGCCGGCCTTGACCGGTTCGGCGGTGACACCTTCTGTCTTGGCAGCGTTCGCCTCGCGCCGCGCCTTCTCGGCGGTCAGAAAGCCGGCGATCTTGGTCTTGACCAGCTTCTTGGCGGCCTCGGCCTGGTTCGACAGCGGGAAGTACTTTTCGCGCAAGACCTGCAGGGCCCGGTTGTGCGGGCGCATTTCCTTTTCATAGCGGGCGTCGGCCTCGTTCTGCAGCTCCTGCAGCGACTTGACCAGATCGGCATAGGCGTCGGCCTGAATCTGGTTCTTGGGATCGGGCAGCGCCCGCGCCGTTTCGGCCTTGGCGGCAATGTCTTCCTTGAGCAGGGTGAATTCGTCCGGCGGCTGGTTGTGGCCGATGGAGGGCACGATTTCGTCGCTCGGCTTTTCGATCTGCTCGGCCAGTTCGGCGGGCAGCACATTGGTGCTGGCGCTCGGATCGGCCTCGCGCCGCGGTGCCGGCTGGGCGACGGCGGTCTTGACCACCTCGGCCGTGGCGGCGGCAAAGCCGCTGGCGGGGAGGATGCGCTCGTGCGGCCAGCCCTTGCCGGCCATGACGTCGAGATAGAGCGCATGCTCGATCGGAAAGCCGGCGACCTGCAAAAACAGGTCGGCGATGTCGTTGGCATCGCCCACGGGCTTGCCGGCCTTCAAGGCGACGGGCTTGCCCTCATGAAACCAGATCGCCACCGGATCGAAGCGGCGGGTGCGGTAATAGCCGGTGTGAATGTCGCCTTCATGCGCCTCGGGCCGCTTGCCGGCCAGGGCGTCGAGATAGAACTGCCATTCGCTCATCGTTTCGCTTTCTGGGTCGGATCGGCGTTGCGGGCCGGGGCCTCGTCATAGAGAGGCGCCAATTCGGGAATGCGGCGCAGGCGGGCGATCAGGGTGATGACACCGCGCCCGTCCTCGCCATTGGCAAACCGCCATTTGCCGGTGCTGGGCCAGAAGTCGACCCGATGCTCGATCCGGAAATGATGGTTGGAGAATTTCAGATAGTCGAAGCCGTTGGCGACCAGATGCGCGATCGGATCAACAGCCCGCATTCAGCGCCCTCCGACGCCGAGCTGCGCCGCGGTCAGGCGATGCTCGTCATTGGGGTCGCGACGCTTGGCCGGCGCGTCGAATTCGCCGGTCTCGCGAATGAAGTCCTCGATGGCGTTGTATTCGGGGCGCAGCAGATCCTGCCAAGTGTCCTCGATCACCGAGGCCAGAGCTTCTGGCGCCACGTCGGCGCCGCTGAACTGCTTCAAATCCTTAACCTCGCGCACAAAAAGAGCGGCGACGATCTCCAGGATTTTGCGATGACGATCACGAATTTCCCTGGCATCTTCGGGCCAGGGCTCGCCGTTCAGTTCGTGGATGCCCGGTTGCAGCGCGGCCAGCTCGGCCAGGAACACCGAATAGGACACTTTTTGAGCGCTCTTGAAGAGTGAAATCATGAGAGGATTCCGGCTTGAGGGTCGATTGCCAGAGGACCCTATGCCAAAAATTCCAGATTTTCAAGAACGAACTTCTCCAAAATATGGATTTGTTGCCGGCAAAAAGTGTGCAACGATACTGGAATGTCGGTTGCCGAGTACCCGCTTTTTGGCCACGCGCATATCGCGTGATTCGGCAAAGCCGATAAAACGCCCTCGAAAGGTGGGCATAGGGAGATTTTTCAGATGGGCGTGGAACAGTCGACGGCCAACTACAGCTATAATCGACGGATTGCCCTCAACTTGGCCGCACAGCTGCCCGACAGCCGGCAGGATGCCCTGGAAGTGGTGGAGTTTTTGCGTCAGCTCATCGGCTTCATCGCGCCGGATCAGCCGGTCTTTCCCGGCAACGCGGAGCGGATTTCCGACAGTTTCGACAATAGCTTGCCGGATAATCCGGACTCGTTGCCGAAATAGATCCAGTCCAGTGTCAGGCCGGGGATGCGCTGCACCAGATGGATGGCAGCCCATTGCGGCAACGGTTTACCATTTTCATAGGCTGACCAGGTGGAATAGCCGATGGCGTATACGGTTGCGAAAGCACCCTGCGTCGGATAGCCGAGCAGGGTGCGCAGGAGCCTCAGACGGGCGCCGACCGCGCCGTAATCGAAATTCAGATCCGTTGCCATGTGCGCCATGGTAAAAGCGATTCTCCAATTTGACGATCTAGATTTTTCGGATTTACATTCCAGAAAATCTGGATATGGTCGGGCCATGTTCGTTGCGAGTTTGACGCCCCTGTATCGGGTCGATGCGGTGATCGAAGTGCTCGGCGGCAATAATGTCGTCGCCGAATTGACCTCGACCCCTCTCCATCCGGTGCGCAACAAGACGGTGTGGTCCTGGCGGGCTCTGAACAGCTTTCCCGCCAAGACCTATGTCGTCCTGTCTTTGGCTCTCATGCGGGCCGGCTATTGTGCGCCGGTAGCGCTGTGGGGGATGATCGATCCGACCGAAACGGTTCACAGTGGACCAACCTTTCATCCTGCGAGTTGAACGTGCCCGCTTCCCATCGCTCCACCGCCATCGCCCACCACGCCGCCCGATCGACACGCACGGCCTGCACGAGTTCGCTGGCCAGTTCGCCGATCGGGCGCCAGTTGTCCTGGTGATCCAAGATGTCCTCGACGCAACGCAACGTCCGCAACGCTTACCCTCCGACGTCGCCTATTCTGCCCATCGTCGACAGACAGTTGGGCGTGACGGCGAGACTGCTGGGCTCCTTGAGGGAGCCTGATGTCGGCGAGGCGCTGCGCGCCTTCCTGCGCAAGCGCCATCCCCACGACACCGCCAAGGCGGTCGGGCGCCTGACCGGGATCTCACCGCACAGCGTCGACAAATGGCTGAACCGGGCCTCGATCCCCAGCGGCGTGCCGCTGCTGCGGCTGCTCATCGCCTACGGCCCCTCGCTGGCGGTGGCGCTTTTGCCCAATGGGCCGGAGTGGCTGAAGGAGGCCTATCGCAGCGAGGTCAAGGAACAGCTGCGGGCGGAAATGGCGGAAATGGCGGCCAAGCTCGAGCAGATGCCGTGAACCGGCTGCAGCTCTGGGGCCTGCGTCTCATCTCCGCCTTCTCGCTCTGGCTGGCCCGGATTCACATCCGGGCGGGCCGGACCAACATGCAGATCTCGGACTGGGCCGACAACAAGATAGGAGGCGAGGATGGAAATCGTAGCGATCCTCAAAGAGGCGACGGACAAGCTCAACCACCACAGTGAGGGCGTCGCCTTCAACCTCGGCGACCTGCAGCATGCGATCGAGCAGACCGCCAAGCACGCGGCGATGTCGCTGGAGGAGATGCGCCAGCTCGCCCTGTCCTCGCGCTCCGCGCTCGGCAAGTCGATCGAGGAAATGCGGGCGGCGTTCGGCGAAGTCTGCGATTCCATGCTGAGCCACGTCGAGGCCGGCCATGCCGTGCAGATGACGCAGCTCTCCACCGTCGCCAACGTCGTCGACCAGTCGCTGCGCGATCTGACCAGTGCCGCCGAAAAGATCCGCGGCACTGTGCTCTCCCAGATCTCGACGCCGCTCCCGACCGGGCAGCTGAAAGTGTTTCCGCCGCTGCGCCTGGCCGAAAATCTCGACCAGACGCTCAACGACAACCATGATGACACCAAGGTCGCCTGAGGCATGCGCAATCAAAGGGACGCCATCGCGGTCATGTCCGATCGCGTCGGCTGCACGAAGGAACAGGCCCGCGAAACGCTGTACCAGCTCGGGCAGGCCCTCAAGGTGACGCTCAATACCGGCGAGCGCGCCTTCATTCCCGGCATCGGCTATTTCAAGATCAAGGTCCGGCCGGCGCGCCAGTATCGCAAGCCGCTGACCAATGAGCCTATCGCCGTGCCCGAACGCAAAACCGTGACCTTCAAGCCGGCGGCCGATTTCCTGCTGGGCCTGAAGAAGTGAGGCATGGTGCGCGATCTCGCCCTGGGGCATCTCAAGCCCGGCTCGATGAACAAGACCGAGGCGGCCTATGCGCAGCGGCTGGAGCTGCTGCGCCGGGCCGGGAAGATCCTCTGGTACGAGTTCGGCGCCCTGAGCCTGCGCCTGGCGCCGGACACCTTCTATCGACCGGATTTCGCCGTCATGGCCGGCGACAGCGTTTTGGAGATGCACGAGGTCAAGGGGTTCTGGCGCGAGGATGCCCGCGTCAAGATCAAGGTCGCGGCCGAACTGTTCCCGTTTCGCTTCCTGGCGGTGCAGCGCGCCGGCTCGGACTGGACGACAGAGGTGTTTTGATGATGGCGCTGGCGCGTGAGGCGAGGCTTCTGTTCGAACATGGCACCATGCCCGACGTGCTGCCGGCCGGCGCGGTTTTGGGCGCGGCGGTGCGGGACCTGGCCAAGCGCGAGGTGATGGCCAAGACCGCCAATGGCGAAGGCCAAGCCTACGCCTTCCTCGCCTGCCATGTCCGCACCGCCGGGGGCAGCGTGCAAAAACTCCTGGCGCGCGCCCTCAAGGATATCGAGCGCGGCCGGCGTTCAGGAAAACTCAACACTCGTCGTCTCTATTTTTCAGAACAGAAGTTGACAGAGGCCCTGGCTTTGGCAAAGGATCAGTCCCTATGGTGAAAAGTGTATTGGTCGATGCCTCAGGGTTGATCTATCAGGGTTTTCATGCCTCCAAGCGGCAGGAAGATCAGTTTCGCCTACGCTCCGATGGTTTCCCCGTAGCGGCCTTGCGTGACTTTACGCGACGCATCTGGAATTTCGTATTCGACGGCATTCGCGGCATCCAATTCGATCGCGTCGGCATCGTCTTTGACTATGACGGCCGCACCATCCGCCACGATCTCTATAGCGGCTACAAGGGTGGCCGGGATGAGCGCCCCGAGGAATTGAAGCAGCAACTTCCGCTCATGCGCGATGTCGTGCGCGCCTTCGGCCTGATCCCGATCGAGCTGGCTGGCTATGAGGCCGACGACCTGATTGCCTCCTATGCCAAGCTCCTGCACGAGAACAACGGCGATGAAGTCGTCATCGTCACCTATGACAAGGATTTCTGCCAGCTGGTGCGCCCCGGCGTCACGCTCTATTCGCCGGCGGTCGGTGATCCTCGCTTTGCCGGCTACCGCCCGGAAAAATGGATGAGCCGTGACGAGGTGATCGAGAAATTCGGCGTGCCGCCGAGCCAGGTCGTCGATGTCCAGTCGCTGATGGGGGACGCGGCCGACAAGGTGCCGGGCGTGCCGAAGATCGGCGAGAAGCTGGCGGCCGAGCTGATCCGCGATTTCGGCTCGGTCGAGAACGTCATCGCCTTCGCCCACACCATCCGCAAGCCGGCGACGCGCAAGGCGATCGAGGCCCATATCGACGACATCCGCCTGTCGCGCCAGCTCGTCTCGCTGTTCGACGATCTCGACGTGCCGGTGCCGATCGAGGCACTGGCGCTCAAACCTCCAGAACCTGAACCTCTCCTCGCCTTTTTTACGCAGATGGAACTTGTTTCGTGGCGCCGTCGTACCTTGGAACATTTCGGTCTCGTCGAGGCAGTCGAGCATGCCTGATGAGCGCCCCGGTCAAATGGCTTCCCGAACAGATCGCTGCCCTGCGCCAGTTCTGGCGCGAGGGCCAGTCGACGGACGAGATTGCCCGGCGCCTGGGCACGTTCACCGCCAAGGCCGTGTCGCTGAAGGCGCATGGCCTGGGCCTGCCGCGCCGCGCCGAACCGGGACCGCCGGCGGTCAAGCGCTCTGCCGGCATCACCTTGCCGGCGATCCGCGGCTCCTCGAAGGAGGAGCGGTTTTTGTCCGTGCCCCTGCTCTGGGGCCCGGCCCGGGAAAACTGCAGTCTGATCGACCTGCGGCCCGATCAATGCCGGTGGCCCGTCGGCCGCAATCCCGACGCGACACCCTCCACCCTCTTCTGCGGGAAGAAGCGCATGCGGGGCTTTCCCTATTGCGAGCAACACCACGCCAAGGCGGCTCCCGCGTCGCCGGCCACCCGAGGAAACCCTGATGTCGTCCCCCAAATTGCGCGATAACGTCTTGAAACACCTGCGAGAAGGCATGCCGATCGACGACGTCGCCACCAAGATGCAGGAAGATCCATTTACCGTGGAAGTGATCATGCGCGCCGCGATCAAGCAGCGCGACCTGCCGCCGGATTTCAAGCCCGGCACGAGTTTGAAGACCTCGACGGCGCCGGCGCCCGCCCCGCCCTCATTTGCGCCGCGGGCGACGACATTGGTGGCCCCGCCGCGCGCCGAACGCCCGCAGCCGCCGGCGCCGCCGCCAGTGCCGGCCGGCACCGGGCCGCAGCCGGTGATCAGCGAGGGGCCGGAAAAGTCGTTCGCGCCAGTGCCTCCCAGCGAGCAGCTCACGGCGATGCGCGAGGGCATGACGCGGGCGCTAGAGGAAAAATCCCGGCAAAACAGTCAGTTGGAAACCGATCTTAAGACCGCGACCGGCGCCCTTGCGCAGGAACAGGGTCGGGTGCGGGAACTACAGGCGGAGCTTGCCAAGCTCAAGGCGGAACTGGAGCGCCCCGACAATGAGCGCATCCTCGAATTGAAGCGCCGGGTGAACGAGCTGGTCGCCTCCTGCGAAAGCCTGACCACCGAAGCCCTCGACAGCGCCATTCGCTCGATCGACCTGGAGGCGGCATTGGAGACGCTGCGCGCCGAGCACGCCACCAACCGGGCCGAAACCGAAAAGCTGATGCTGCGCCTGGCCAAGGTCAGCGAGGAATTGGACGAGGCCAAGAACAAGCCTGTCGTCAAGACCAACGACCTGGTGGCCACCATTCTGGTGGCGGCCGGCGTCAACGTGAAATGGGAGCGCATCGCCACAGAGACCGGACTACCTCTCGTCACCGTCCAGCGCATCATCGATACCTACAAGGCCGGCCGCGCCGCCTTGCCAGGGGCTAAAGGAGCGTAAGCATGCAGCGTCAATTCACCCCGCATCGCAAGATCCTCGAAGACAAGCGTTCGATCTGGCTCTCGCGCATTCATTGCTCGGCGCCGGGCTGCCAGAATTTCAATGACATCGCGCCGGGCGGCGGGGGCGGCATCCTGCCCCCAAACATTCTCGACCAGATGTGGCGCCGGCGCGGCTGGACGGTGGGGGGCAGCAAGGACGACGACCTTTGTCCGGACTGCACCACCAAGAAATTGCGCCAGCGCGTCTTCCGCGAGCCGGAAGACAAGGTGATCGAGCTGCGCCCGCGCTTTCGGGCCGAACCGGTGGCGCCGGCCCTGAAGCTGCCGCCGCCTTTGACCGAAGGCCTGCGCCGCACGATCGTCGCCGAAATCGAGGCGCATTGGAGCGATAGCGGCGAGGGCTATGCCGGCGATTGGACTGACCGTGACGTGGCGCGCGATCTCGACGTGCCGCTGGCCTATGTCAAAAACATCCGCGAAAAGGTGTTTGGCGCCTGCGGCGAAAACCAGAAGATCGCCAAGCTGCGCGAGCGGGTGAAGGCGGCGGTGAGCCGGGCCGACGAAATGGAGGGCATCTTGACGCGCGCCCTGGACGAGTTTTGCGAATTCAAGAGTTACGTCAGCGGCTTGGTCGCCGAACTGAAAGAAGTATCTGAAAAGGTCTCATGAGCCATGGTCAGGTTGGCGCTCTCCTATGAAAGGCGAGCGAACGAGCTTTACGAAACTCCGGCGTGGGTGACGCTGGCGCTTTTGTCGAAAATGACGCTGTCTCGGCATCTGGTCGAGCCGGCCTGCGGCACCGGCAAGATCGCCGCGGTGCTGTTCCACGCCGGCCATGTCGTCTTCGGCAACGACATCGTCGACTATGGTTCGATGCACCAGAATCGCGAAAGCGATTTCCTGACCTGGCGCTCGATGCCGGAGGGTTTCGGCTCCGTCTGCGGCAACCCGCCTTATGGTCGGGGCGCGGCCAAGCTGGCGCAGCGCTTTATCGAGCATGCGCTGGGGCTGACGCGGATGCATAGCGGCCAGGTGGCGATGCTGCTGCCGGCCGATTACGACCACGCGGCGGGCCGGGCCGGGCTGTTCGGCCATCCGGCCTTTGCCGGCCAGGTCAAGCTGCAGCGGCGCATTCGCTGGATCGAAGGCTCGACGGGCTCGCCGAGCCAAAACCATTCCTGGTTCGTCTGGGATTGGCGCCATCGGGGATTGCCCTTCGTGCTCTATGCCGACGGGCGCGAACAGGGGTCGGGGGAATGGCCGGCATCGGACGCGGGCTGATCTGGGTTTTGAGTTGGCCGCTGCGCCGGCTGCAGCGCCGGCGCCGGGCGCAGGAAATCCAGACGGTGGCGAGCGCACATTACCGCACGAATTTTGTCGACGACACCGGCAAGGACACCGGGCTTACCGGCTACCATCAGGTGTTCTTTCATGTCGACGGCAATGGCCTGCGCTTCACCACGGTGGATTCCACGCACCCCTATTCGGTGAACGTGCACCCCTATGTGCGCTTCTGGCGCAAGCGCTGGAGCATGTTCGGCCAATTGCCGGAGGATGCCGAACATTACGATCAGAACGGACCGCCGGTCCCGCCTCCGCCGGCGCCGAGAAGCAAGAAAAATTTTCGCATCATTCCGGGCGGTCGCTCCTGACGCCCGGCCAGGACGTCGCCGATGGCTTCTGCAAACAAACTCCATTCGATCGAAGCCGAGCAGGCCGTGCTCGGTTCGCTCCTGCTCAACAATGGGCTCTACGGCAAGCTCGGCCGGTTTCTGCGCGCCGAGCATTTTTTCGATCCGCTGCACGGGGCGATCTTCGCCGCCTCCGAAGCCCTGCTCAACGACAACCGCCCCGCCAATCCGATCACAGTGCTGCCGGCGATCGGGGACCAGCCCTTGGGCGACTCGAGCACCAAGAGCTACCTGATCGCCCTGGTGAGCCGGCGCACCCTGTCACCGGATATCGAAAGCCTGGCGGAGCTGGTGCGCGACTATGCCGTGTCGCGCCGGCTGGCGGCGATCGGCGGCCAGGTCGCCGGCGCCGGCGAGCAGCCGCGCAGCGCGAACGAGCGCGCCTTCGATGAAATCGACATGGTGCGCGGCGACCTCGCCGGCGCGATCGACAAGCGCGAGGCGCTGGGGGCGCTGGCCGAGCGCTTTTTGGACAGTGTCGAGCGCCGGCGTGAGGGCAAGGAAGAGGTTTTGCGCTATTCGACCGGCTTGCCCGATCTCGACAAGGATCTGCAGGGGGGGCTCTATGCCGGCGAGCTGACGATCCTGGCGGGGCGCCCCGGCATGGGCAAGACGGCGCTCGCTTGTTCGCTGGCGCGGCGCATCGCCAAAACGGAAGGCGAGCGCTGCGGCGTGTATCTCCTCTCCTTCGAGGTGAACGACGAGCAGGTGGCGGCGCGCATGTTGGCCGATCAGGTCTATCGCAAGACGGATGCGCTCGGCTTTGGAAAAATCCTGAAGGGGTCGGATCTCGACGCCGAAGAAATGTGGCGGCTGGAGGAGGGGCGCGTGCTCCTGGCCAAGCTGCCCTTGATGGTGGACACGACCTCGAACCTGTCGCTCGGCCAGGTCGTCCAGCGGGTCAAGGCGGAAAAGGAGCGCCTGGCGCGCCAGAACCGCCGGCTCGGGCCGGTGATCATCGACTACCTGAAATACATTCGGGCGAGCGCCCGCTACCGCGGCCAGCGTCATCTCGAGGTCGGCGAGATCACCGCCGGGCTGCGGCAGGCGGCCAAGGATCTGGAAGTGCCGATGGTGCTGCTGGTGCAGCTCAATCGGCAGGTCGAGCAGCAGGGGCGCGGCGATCGCCGGCCGAATTTGGGGGACCTGCGCGACTCGGGCGAAATCGAGCAGGATGCCGATGTCGTGATCTTCGCCTACCGCGATCACTATTACGTGATCAACTCGCCGGAGTACCGCGCCGGCAATGCCGATGCGCTCATCAAAGCGAGCCAGGTCGAGCACGATTTCGAGGCGATCATCGCCAAGAATCGCAAGGGACCGACGCGCACCGTCATGCTCTATTGCGATATCGCCTGTTCCCACATTTCGCAGAGCGCAAGGGGTCTCGTGCTGTGACAACCATTCCCTGGGTGCAGTGGTATGCGGCTGATTTTTTGAACGGGGTGGTTGAGTTGGAAGTGGAGGAAATCGGCGTCTATGCCGTGATCCTGTGCCTGATCTACGACAGCGGCGGCCCGATCAAGGACGAGCCGGGGCGCCTGGCGCGGCGCTGCCGCAAGCGCCTGCCGCAGCTGGAAGCGCTGCTCGATCGGCTGGTGGCGCTCGGCAAAATCGAACGCTCAAACGGCCTGATCTCGAACCGGCGCTGCGCCAATGAGCTGCAAAAGCGGCGGGAAAAGATCGACAAAGCCCGCGATCACGCAAACGTGAGGTGGAAGAAAGAAACCAAAAATCTCAACGATAACAATGAAGAAAAAATGCCGGCGCAATCCGGACGCATGCTCGATGCAGATGCTTACCAGAGTCAGACTCAGAGTAAGAAGAAAGAAACTCCCCTTCGGGGAGTAAAGAAAGACGCACCGCTCCCGCGGCGCTCCCAGCTCCCCAAGGATTTCGAATTGACGGCGGAGCGCAAGGCCGTGGCGGCACGCTGGAACATTCCGTACCTGCTGGTGGCCGGCGAGTTCGAACGCTTCTGCTCGCATCACGGCAGCAAGGGCACGGTGTTCCTCGATTGGGACAAGGCCTGGGTGACCTGGTGCTCGAAGGTGATGAAGTTCGCGGAAACGGGCGGCCTGTTCGCTCCGCCCACGCCGCCGGCGAGCGCGCCGCAGGACAGCGAGGCGCTGTGGGCGAGCCAGCTCGCCGTGCACCAGCGCGGCGGCTGGCAGATCGGCTGGGGGCCGGAACCGGGCGAGCCCGACTGCCGCATCCCGCCAGCCTTCGTCGCCAAATGGAAGGCGCGCAAGGCGGCCTGAGCGCGGCGCTGGCTGGCCTTGGCGCCATGGGGCGCTAGGGTGGTAGCCGCAGCGCAAGACGGCCGTTCTAGGGCCGCCGCAGAAGGCGCTTGCGAGGCGTGGCGGCTTTCGCATAGTTGAAACCGGTTTGCGCCGGAATGCCTGATGATGAGTGGTTCCTCGAACCCGTTGCAGCTGTTGAAGCGCTCGCAACGGGATTTTGTCGTGCGTGTGCTCTGGCTCAAGGGCCTGACGATCCAAGATACGGCGCGAACGGTCGGGGCGACCGCCGGCCAGGTCCGCGGGGTGGTGACGCGCTCGCTGCGCACGCCGCGTTCGGAAATGTCGCTGGGCGAGCGACAAACGGCCCTCAACCGGCTGCGCGAGGGCCAACCGGACGGCCTGGCGCTGCCGGAGACGCTGTTTCGGGCGCGGCCTTGCGAAAGCCTGAGCGATTTTGCTCGCAAAGCCATCAAGGCCGGACAGGAACGGCGCGGCAAGTTCGAACAGGTCAAGGACGAGAATGGCCGGCCGGTCGATGTGATCCGCACCGTGTCGGATGGGCTGGAGGAGGCGCGGATCAAGGGCTGGCTCTACGAGGCCAAGACCGATGGCGGGGCGAGCGGAATCGCCGCCCTGCGCAGCCAGGCGGGCAGCAATCTGATGCGGGATTTTGCCCTCGCCATGGTGTCACCGATCAAAGAGGCGAAATTCGAGCTGGGCGGCACGGGTGGCCGGCCGAAAAACGAAATTCGCGATGCAGCGATCGACGCGGCCGAACGCCTCCTGGGGCTGGAGAACCGGGTGCATCAACCGTGCTGGCCGCTGCTCTGCGCCGTGTGCCGCGACGGCTTCCATATCGATGATTATGCCCGCTCGATCCGCAAGCCCGCCCGCCAGATCCGCCGGCTGTTTCGCCGGGCGCTCGACGACATCGCGGTGCGCTACAAGCTCTTGGACGAGCGCGAATACCGCAAGCGCTGGGGTTATCGTCGCCGGCTGAAAGAGATCGCCCGCGAGCGGCAAGAACACTTCCAAAAAATTCGGAAGCGTCGCATGCTCAAGGCCATTGCCATGGGGAGTGCGCCGTGATGTGCAGCTACTCGATGATCGCCGATCATTATCTCGACAAGTATCGATCGCAGTTCGGCCAGGTGGTAGGCGGCTCGATCTATTTCGATCCGAGCCTGTTTGTGCGCAAAGAGGATTTTTTGGCGCTGAAGGCCGATTTCGAGGACATGAAGCGCCTGCTGGCCAAGGCCAAGGCCTATGACATCAAGCATGACGAGCCCGATTGCGAGGTGGCGGAGAAGGTGGCGCTGCTGCGTCGCTTCGCCGTGCTGATCGGCGTCGATTTCGACGACGTGGTGCCGGCAAAATGACCGTGCCTTTCACCAAAGCCTGGCGCCGGCGGGTGATGCTGACCGATATGGCGATCGAGCAGCATTGGGGCTGTTTCTATTGCCAGGTGCGCATGCTCTCGCCGGACGTGGTCCCGGACGGCCATCGCCTGCGCGCCACCTTCGACCATGTGAAAGCGGAGTCGCGCGGCGGCGGCTTTTGGCGCGGCAACCTGGTGGTGGCCTGCTGGGAATGCAACAACCGCAAGGGCTCTCTGGATCTCGACAGCGAGGAGGCGGTGACGTTTTATCGCTGGGTGGCGCAGAAGATGCGCCGGCGGTTGCATGGGGCATTGCCGGCCGCGCTGACGGATCTGGTGGCTTCACGCGATCGTGAGCCAGCTTTCGATTGACGGTTCCAGAAAATTCGGATCGACTGGGATGGTCAGGGCTTGGATTGGTTCGGGCAGGGGCCTCTAATCCCCACGCTCGCGGGTTCGAATCCCGTCTGGCCCTCCATCGATCGAGGTCGACCGCGTGACGTAGATTTCGCCTTTCCAGGCCCGGCGCATGGCTTCCTCGAGCCACCCCAAAAGCATGAGGAAGCCATGACCGCTTTGCTGGAATTGAAGATCCGTACCCTGACGCTGGGGGCGGAAAGCCGCATCAACAAGGTGCAGTGCGAGCGCTTGCTGCGGCGGGCGCGCCGGCTCGAATCCAAACAGAAAACCTCGGTCGAGCAGCGCGCCGGCTATGCGCATGTGCGCCACCACCGAATAACCGTGGTGCGGCCGGCGGCGCGGATCTCGGGCCTGGCCTATGGCTTTCTCAAGGGCCGGCTCTATCGCGAAATCGAGAACAAGACGCACCAGCCGGTGCACCCCGACACGATGAAGGCGGTGTTGAAGCTGGTGGTGCGCTTCGGGGGCGAAGACATTCCCGAAGCGGCTTGGCAAGCCTGGTGGGAGGCGCAGGCTCAATGTACCGCGGTCGAGCCGGAACCGGGCTCGGGCGCCTTGAGCCCGGTGATCACCGAAGCAATCTTGTCGGTCTCGTAGCCGAGCAGCGCGCAGACGGTGCGCACGAAGACATCCTCGTAAAAGGGCAGGCCGAGGCAGACGTGGCAGGCGGCAAGGATGGTGTTCGTGACCATGCTGGCCGGGGGCAGCTGGCCCCCGTGCTGCTTGTTGTAGGCATGGATGAGGCGCCCGACACGGATGAGGACCGGTTCCATCAAGGCCCGGTCCTCGAAGGTGGTTTCGGTGATGGTGGTCACGGCTTTGCTCCCCGCCCGAACAGCTTGGTGATAGCCCACGCATGTCGCTCGGGAAAGCCGACGGGCGCCTCGCCGCTGACCGCCTTCAAGGCCTGGTCCATGGCGTAGCGATGTAAGGCGTGGGGCGGCGTGCTGCGGTCCTCGAACAGCAGCGAGTGATAGGCGGTGGTGTAGGCCTGCAGGGCGGCGTCGAGATGTTTGTGCGGCTCTTCGCTCATGCTGAAAGAATCTCCTTGGCGATGTCGGCAACAGGGGTGGTGTCGTCGAGCTGCAGGGCGCGCTGCAGCCTGTCGAGCTGGGGCAAGAGCGGAGCCATGAAGGTCTCGAGTTTGCCCGGCCAATCGACCAGCATTTCGGGCAGGCAGATGCCGCCGAAGACCAGCACGACATAGCCTTGCGGCCGGTTGCGGTGGGCTGGATCGCTGAAATGCAGCGTGCGCTCGTTGATGGGGGAAAGATCGGCGAGCGTGGCGCGCTCGGTGGTGGGCCACCAGCGCTCGCCATCATGGATGTTGATGCGCCAGCCCTGCGCCTCGGCGCGCTCGATCAGATGCAGGGTGACGGCGCGTTCGGCGGCGCGCAGGCGTTCGGGGCTGATCATGTCTTGCCTTCCGTCTGGCGCGCCAGGCGCTCCAGCTCGATCCGGTTCTGGCGCGTGCGCCGGCGCTTCAACTCCTTCCATGCCAGCTCCTCCACCGTCTTCTTGCGCTTATAGGGCCGCTCGAAGCGCGGCGGGGAAGCGGGCGCAAAGGAATGGCCGGCGGCGAGCAGGCGTTCCTTGCCGGGATCGTAGCGCCGCGTCCCGGTTTTGTAGACCAGCAGCTCCAGCGCCCATGTCGGCACGTTGCGGCTGGCCTTTTGCGTGGGCGTGCGCAGCCACGACAGAACCGTCGCCGGCGAGACGCCGAGCATGGCGGCGGTCTGCGCCTTGGTCAGGCCGATATTGTCCATGACGTCGCGAAAGATCGCCTGGCGCAGCAGGACGATTTCCGCCAGCATGTCCTTGCGTGGCTCGATCAAAAGCACTTCGTCGAATTTCGGGCCGCTTAGCAGGCGAGCCCGGTCTTCGGCGGAGCGATAATCGAAAGTGCGATTGGAAAATTCGTCGTCGTCGGATTCTTCGCGGGGTTTTTGCATCATGGCGATTTTCCCATTTGCATTGGCGGTTTTTTCAGGCCGGGCCGGGCTTTTCGGCGATCGGCACGAGGGAGGCGACGTCATAGACCGCCTGCGCGTTGGCGCTGGGGCGCCAGTCGAGCCGGGGGCTATGGTGCAGGGCGAGGAATCCAGCCTCGGTTTCGGAGTGGGCGGCGAGGCGCTCGGCCTCCTCCTCCGACAGGTCGAGTTCAAGCGCGGCCGTGTCGTAGGTGACACGGGCGCGGGCGAGCGTCAGGCGGTAGAGCATGGGGCCCCTATTCGTCTTCGTGGCGCAGCTTGCGGACGTGGCCGGCGAGGTCCGGCACGACCTGAAAGCCGGCGCCGCTCCTGTCCTGTTCCGTGCCGTTGTCGAAAAGGACAGTGTATTCAGGTGGTCCGCCTGTCAGGGTGACGACAATGCTGCGGCCGTGGTTCTCGCGGTTTTCAGCAAAGGCGATAGCCTCGGCCACATCGAAGACGGAAACGAAGGGGCCGGCGACAAAGCGAATGGGTGTTTCGACGGGCAAGCCGTGCCCGAAAAACGTGTAAGCGATTTGCAGCACGTCGCGCGGCTGGGTGATGGGCGCTTGCCCGAAGGCGGCAAACGTGGCGCTGCTCCTGGCGGCACGGGCGGCGCGGCGCTCGGAACCGGGGAGGGGTACGGGTTTCTTTCGCGGCATGGGTCGTCAGGCTCCTTTGGCTTTGGCAATGGTGGTTTCGATGATCTCGCGGAACGAGTTTTTCAGGTCGCGGGCATTGCTGCCGCGCACCGTAACGGCTTCGATGGCAAGGACGCTGGCGAGGTGTTCCAAGGCGGCCAGCATCTGCGGCGCGGCGACGACAAGCGGCGCCAAAAGGCGCCGCTGCTCTTCGTTGCCCAACAGGCGGGCGACAAGGATTTTGCCCTCGTCGTCGCCGATGTACTTTCGGTTTGCCGTGAGGATGCGCCAGCCCATCAGACGCCCTCGCAATGCAGCACGCGGGCGATGCGGCGACGGCTGGCCGGCGTGACGTTGGCGGGGATGTGCAGGGCAATGCTGCGCTGCTCATTGGTGCGCGGATCGAACCGGCCCTGGTCGCGCAGCTCGCGCGGGGCGTGCAGCTGATCCATGTCGGCCTCGACGAAACGGCCGCCGCGCTCGTCGTCGAACAAGGCGACGGCCTCGCGGAAAGTCAGTTCACGGGCGAGGTAGCCGGCGGCGGTGTTGTCGTTGTGCGCGGCGCTCTCGGGGGTGACGATTTCGAAGGTGAGGGCAAAGCGATACATGACAGGGGGGTCCTTGTGGGTTGCACGATGAAGCGGATTGCAGCGCTTCGTGAGACGGCGCGCGCGGCGCCGTCCTGCGAAGGGCTCAAGCTGTTTCGAGAAAGTCGGTGATGGGGCCGTCCTCCTCGTCAAAGACGTTGACGATGCCTCGGCTATCGGGGTCGTCGGGGTAGAGCGGAATCCACACCGTATAGGCGATGCCTTGGGTGTTGCCGTAGTCCTCGATATCCTCGATGCGGCCACGGGCGCCGGCGGAGAATTCAAGCTCGTTGCCCTCGTCGTCATCGCCGAGGGTGGCAACTTTGGTGCGGACGGGCTCGCCCTTGTGGAAGGGCAGGCGGCTGAGCTGGTGGGGCAACAGAAGAGGGCGGTTCACGGCTTTTTCTCCTCAAAGAACAGCTTGTGCAGGAGCCAGCACAAGACGATGGCGGTTGCGATGGATTCGAGCATGTCAGGCCCTCCGGCGCAGGGCGGTTTGCTTGGTAATGGCGCGGTCGAGCTGGTCGGCGAGCTGCTGGGCGCGGATGGCGGCGGTCTTGCAGGCCTGCACCTGGGCGAAGCTTTTGGCCTTCTGCGCGGCGGCGTTGGCATTGGCTGCCGCTTCGCGAAGGGTGTTGCGCATGAATTGCGCCTCGACGGCGTCCATGCTGGCGGCGATCTCGATCGGGCTGGATGCATAGATGTGCATGTCAGGCCTCCGCGTCGGCAAAGCGCTCGGCCCGCTGGCGGGCGAGGCAGGCGCGGGTTTCGGCGGCGTCCGCCAACAGGAACGAGTGAGCGTTGCGCAAGCCGTAGAGGGCGTTTCGAAAGTTGGCGGCGCGGATCGACGACACGACAGACGAATAGCGGGGCTCGTCCATCTCATGATGGTTGAGCCGCTGGCCGTTGGCCAAGGTCTCGTCGATGGCGCGGAGGGCCTGGGCGACGCGCTCGCGATAATCGGCGAGGGCGCGATAGGCCTCCTGGGTGCGGTGCAGGGCGACGGCGTGGGCCTGCTTGGCCGTGAGGGTGGCGCCGCAGGCCATCGGGCTATCGAGCGCGGCGGCGGCCTCGGTGAGATAGGCGGGGATGAGGGCCATGTGCATCAGGCCTTCTGCGGCGTGGTGAAGGCCGGCGCTTCGGGGTGCTTGACCGAAATGCAGACATAGACGTTGCCGTTTTCCTCGGGCATGCCGCCTGCGTACCAATCGCCGCCCCATCCGAATTTCAGGGCGAGGGCCTGAGCGGCGGCGGCGTGGTTCTGCTCGGGGTTCAAGCTGTAGCTGTAGCTGACCATGATGGAACCGGCGGCGGCCTTGGCCTTGATGCGTGAGCCGCGCGCGTTGGAGGGGCCGAAGTATTTCGTAGTGATTGCCTGGAACATGCTGTCCTCGTGGTGGTCGGGGTTGAAGCGGATTGCGGGCGCTTCGTGACGGGGCCGGCGTGCGGTCCCGCTGCGAAGGGTCTTCAATCGAGATGCAGAAAGCCGTCATCGCCCTTGTAGGCGTCCGTCTGGCCCCATTGTTCGGCGGCCTTCGTCAAGGCGTCCTGCACGGCCTGGGGCAATTCGAGGCGGTCCCAATAGCCGACACCATGGCCGTTTCGGGTGCACCAAAAATCGCGGCCGGCCGACGTGTCGTCGTAGGCGCCCTCATAAGCGAGGGCGAGGCAGTCGCAATTTTCGACCTGGAAGCGGACACAGTCGCGCTTGATGGCTTCGAGCGTGTCGGGGTGAATGTCGCTGACGGTCATGCCGGCCAGCTCGTCGGCGGGGTCGCTGGTCTCGGTGAAGAAAAGCGCCTCGATGTAGCCGCGCGTAAAGGCGTCGAGATGATTGAAAGCTTCGACGGCCTCGATGCCGGGTCCGCCGGACAGGATAAATTCGGGCATGGGGTCAGGCCTTCGGGTTGTAGTAGTAGGGTTTTGCGTAAAGCGTGGTGAGGTACTTCCCGCGCTTGTCGCGAAGCTCCATTGAGGGCATGCCGCGCGCATCGTCCTTCGGAAACCAAAAGTCGCGATTGCGGTCGAAGGCGGGGCGCCAGTGAGGCGGCAAGGCTTCGCGGACGGCGGCGAGGTCGGGGCCGACAAGCTCGCTCGTTTCGGTGTTGAGATAGCCGGCGAGCTGGCGCGGGGTTGTACGAACGCTCGCGGCAAAGCCGGGGACGTGGCGTGAGAAAGAAAGCGTGTAAAGCATTGTCACGGCGGTGATTCCTATTCAGGCGATTCCGATGATGTTGAGGAGTTCGTTATAGTCGTCCGCAGTGGGAACGCGTTCGGCGGTGTTCAACGCCTCGTTGTAAGCCTTCACCTCCTGTTTGATCGCGAGGTGATCCTTGATGGCTTCGCGCACCGCTTCGGCCTCGGCAGCGTCTTGTTCGGCGATGTCGTCGCGGGTGTCGTTGGCGCGCTCGCGAAACTGCCGGGCGATCCAGTCGGCGGAAATCTGCAAGGGGTGGCGCGGGTCGATGGGTCCGCCCTTGCAGATACTGTCCACGGCATGCTCGGAAACAAAGCAATCGGAAATGAGGGTTCGGCCGGCTTCGACGGCCTGTCCCTGGCGATGGAAGGTGAGATACTGGCCATCGACGCTGATGGTCAGGCCAGCGGCCTTGCTGCGGGTGAGGGCGGAAAGAATGGTGATCATGGGCGATGGTCCTGCGGGGTTTTTCGAATGAAGCGCGATTGCGGTAGCGCTTCGGAAGGCGGCGAGGTGAGGCGCCGCTAACCGAAGGGCTCAAGGGCGGTAGGGCTTTTCGAGCCACTTGCCCAAAGGCCATGTTTGGCCGCTGGTGAAGCAAGAGTCCTTGTCGCCGAAATGCCCGGCTTCGCCTGGGAAGCGGGTGTTTTCGTACCATTCCTGGTCGCTGCGAAATTGCGGAGCGTAGTAGCCTGGGCGGATCGGGTCGCCGCGATGAGCGCCGCTGTCGGGGGCTTCGTGAGCCCATGCGGGAACATGGTCCATGGTGTAGCGGTGCGGGTAGGCGCTCTGGGCTGTGGCGAAGGAAATTTTGCGGGTCACGGTCGGGGCTTTCGGGTGTGAGGGCTGGGTGGGTTCAAGGGGCGGAGCGAGTAAGCGTCGCGGGAGCAATTCGAAGGAATGCAGCCACGTCTTCGCTCGCATCCTGCATGGCGATATTGCCGATATCTCCGGTGCGATGAGCCTTGCGAGCTGCATCAAGGTAGTTTGCGGCCTTATGGGGTGTCGGACCAGCCCGGAAGGCCTCGCGAGCTTCGTTGAAAGCATCGCGGTCGCCGGCTGCAACCGGGGCGTGTGGCGTTTCCACAGTCCAACGCGGAGTCGGATCGCGTTCCCACGAATAGCGCGTGATGTCGTCGAGCTGCGCCCATGACTTGCGCGGCGTCTTGTCGTCATACAGCGGGCGGGCGGCGCAATCGGTCTCGTAAGCGATTTGACCGGGGGTTTTCGGGGTTTCGGCCTGGGGCTTGCCGAGGGTGAGGGCACGAAAGAAACCCGAGTCGTTGAGCGCGGCGGGATGGTCTCTATTGAAGGCGAAAGCGGAGCGCATTGCCTGGGCGAGCGTGTCATAGCGCAGCGGCTTGCCGAGTGTTCCCGTGCAAGTTTCGAGGGTGCCGTTCTTCCAAACGAATTCGATGCCAAACGTTCCGGTTTCACTGGTGCTGAAAAGTGCCTCGGCGTCGCTTTGGGTTTGAGCCGCTTCGGGTTCGATGATGCCGGCGTCTTCGCGGATTTCCTGCTGAGCGTCGGTGTTCGCTAGGCCATTAGCGAGGCCCTGACGGATGCGGCGCGACAGGATCTCGCGCGCCTTTTCGGGGTTGGCGTGCCAGCAACGGGCGATGAGTTCGCCCCGCAGATTGTAGGCCTTCCAAGCGGGGCCGTTCGCCTCATGAACGCTGCGACGCTGAATGCTCGCAACGGGCTTGGCGTTGAAATAGACGGTTTCGTGCTGGGTTGCCTGGGTGAGCTGGAAAGCGAGCTTGTCGAGCGAGGCTTCGTATTCGGCCATGACGCTTTCGACGTCGCGGCTGTTGAAGGTGCCAATCTCTACGCCATCAAGCCAGAGTGCCCATTTCCGCGAGCCTGCGCCGATGTGATGGGCAACGATGCGGCCCGAAGCGCTGGTTTTGACCGACTTCGCGAGGGTTTTCGACATATGCTAATCTCCTACAAGACAGAGGGTGGATAAGTGGCAGGGCCGATTGCGGCGGCGGGCGGTGACGAATCAACCGCCTGACCTATGGTGTATCATGATACGCGAAACGAGTAAAACCCTGATATCAATGGGTTAGGTGAAAATGAGCCAGAATCCGGTTGATGATCACGAAAAGTTGATCACGGAAATCGACGTGAGGGATGTGCGGGAGAGGCTGTTGCGGGGGGCGGTGCGCTCCCTCGCGACACAAGGCCGTTCTGGTCGTCCGCCTGCGTTCTGCCCGACCGACAAGGACCGAATGTACGTCGCCTCGATGGTCGCTGCTGGCGTTACTCGGGCTTCTATTGCCGATGTCATCGGGGTGAGTGTGCAGGTGCTGGCGAAAGCCTTTGCTGACGAGATTGCGACGGCCGAAGCTATTGCGACAGAGCTGGTGAGCCGGAAAATGTTCGAACGCGCCCTGGGCGATGGGCCGAATGGCTATCAGGCGGGCGCCTTGTGGCTGTCGCGGCGCTCCGGATGGCGCGAAAGGCCGCAAAATGAGCCGAACGACGCGTCCGAGGCCCGTGAGCTGGACCTTTCGGGCCTGTCGCGGGATGAGCGCGCCATGCTGCGGGCGGCACTGGAAGCTAGGAAGATGAGGCGGGGCCATGACACGTTGGAGGGATGAGGCGGCGAAGGCGGGTTGCGCGCGCTTCGGTGACGGCGAAGTGATTGATAACGTTGATCACAATCGCGTGAGGAGGCCTGATCACAAGAAAGTGAACAAGCGCGGCGCGGTTGATCACGAAGCCGTGAGCGATGGGCCGTTCGGCGACGACCTGCCTGGAGCTATGAGCAATCCGGCTGACAGCCCTGCGCCGGGCGCGCGGCACCTTTCGGATGCAGACATAGCCGCCATGCACTTGCAGCATAGCGAGGAGCTGCGCGAGCTTCGCGCCGAGCTGGCCACGCTGCGCGCCATGCTGGAGGCTTTCGCCAACGACAATGAAGCGCCAGCCTGGGCCGAAGCCTCGGGCATTCATGCCGGCCTGCCGCGCACGCTGACGGGCGTGCCTTCGCCCCAGCTCAAGAGGCCGCGCGCATGGCGCAAGCCGGTCACGGGCCTGTGAAGTCTTTCGCCCCCAACACCACAACACCCCCAAGGGGAGCAGCCCCAAGCGGGGAGGGCGGCGCCCCGGTCACGGCGGCGTTACCTGCCAGCCCGGCCACGGGCGAAAAGACCTCGCCGCGCCAGCCTCGACCCCCCCACCCCCCCTGCCGCGGCGGGGAACAGGAACCAGGGGGCCCCACCCGCACAACGCGGGTCCCATCCAATAGAATTAACATCTATCATCTGTGAAATTCAATGCAGCATGTCGTAATGTAC